TCCTTCTGTGCCTGCTGGCTCAGGCTTTGTCCCTTTACCATTCGCCTTGTCAGCTTTACGCTTCAAGCAAAGCTCACAATTGCAGTAGGACACAATCCATCCTGCCTCGCTTGCCTTTGGATTAATGCAGTCTGCCATCGTCCTATCCTCCTGTTTGGTCACTAGTCACACAATGACGCGCCGCATTGTTGCTGTTGTCACGGCGCGCTGTTGTGGGGCTAATTAACGCGTCGGAGGTATCTGGTTTTCTGACACGATGGGATCGCCTTCGCGCCACATTTTCACGTTGTTTGAAGATGAGCGGCGTAGCGCGTCAACGTCTGTCTCGCTCTCGGCAACGTGCCGCTCGTAGATGATGCGCGCCATCTTGCGGCTTGCTGGCTTGTAGCAACGCGCCTTGCGAACCAGCTCCAAAGCCACAACGGCATCTTCCATGGTTTCATAGTGTGTCGCACGATCAGCCGCACCTACGCTCATGTACGGCTGCCCATTGCGATCCTTGTTGAAGTAACCGCCAAACGGTCCTGGAAAGTGTATGACGTACATCTGTTACTCCCTAGCTATGCCGCGCGCTTATCGCGCGGCGTGGTCAACCAATAGCGCCATCCATGATGTCATAATGCTACGTTTTCATGCCGTCAACAGGAAAATACGCGGATCGGCGAATTTTTATGCCTTCAGCCTAATGCCGACGTAATGGCGGTATCGGCCATCTATCATCCGCATGTTGCTAATCCACAAATCAGGAAAAGCCGCATTCATCAATCGACCAAAGTGTTGCGGCGAGGAGCGAAAGCTAGGCGGCAACCCACGCCACGCTAGCCAAGCCGTATACAGATCGCGCGCACTGATCAGCGACCGCACGTCTAGCTCGCAGCATTCATCAACGAAAGCCAAAATTCCCCGCGTGTCGTAGTGGCGCATGGTTAGATTCCTTCTGTCTGGTACGCACCGGTAGCATACAGAAGGTTATAGCGCAATTAAGGTCCGCGATAGGTGCGTAGTTAGCCTTCCCGGAACGCGCACCCGAGCATTGTACCTGGAGCTATTTCTATATATGTTTACTTTTTGTTCTCACGCGCGTGAGTGAGAGTAAAAATGTAGAGGTACAATGGTTGGGATCGCGCACCACGATGCTAACCGCGTACCACGCAATCACTCGGTCTTACCCCCACCACGCACCTTACCCTTACGCTTCGGCTGCGACCGCTCAGCCACGTAAGCCTCCAGGTCCACGATCAGCTCATCCCATTCCGAACGGTACTCACGGCTCAGCTCCAGCAGCCGTATCGCATGTTTCAAGGGAAGGTCACGGTCATTCCTGAAGAGATACGTACGAGCCGTTGGAAGCTCTAAACCCAATGCCGAACCAAATGCCCTAATCCATCCAGGGTATTCGTGCACCTTCCACCGACACACCAAACGCGCCCATCTGAGCGGTATCTGGTTACTACGGTGCACACGACTGACGTGATACTGCCGACGCAACGCCGCGCGGTGATTCCTCTTGCCGAGTAGCCACAAGCCAAGTCGACCGGCCGTAACAGGGTCCAACCCTGGCGGTAATCGCAGCGGTGTCGGCATGGCCAGCGATGCTATGCGACGATTTCGGTATTGCAAGCGCGTTGTGTAATGGGGGATAGAGTGGGGGATAAGCTGCGCCGCCTCGAGCGCCTATCCTAGCAATACCAATGGCTTACGATGCTATGATGGGGGATGGTGTATCCGCCATACTCGGCCGTGCATGGTTTGTTCGTATGCAACGCACCCGTGCCGTGGTGTTTTGAGGCCGGGTTCGGGGAGGGCCATCGGGACCGGCGCTGGCGAATGCGAAGTACCCCCATCGGAGCACCGCCCCAAAAACCGTGCGGAAATCGTGCAACATCGTCTTGCATCGTAACACGATCCGGCGTATGTGTTGGTTGGGCCGGTTCGTGAGGAGCATGTAATGGAGTGGCGTCCGATTGAGACAGCGCCGATTGACGGGACGCATGTACTGCTGTGGGTGGTTCCGTGGATTCCGGCTCGGGATCAGTTGACGGTGGATTTTGGGTGTGTGCAGGCGGGTGGGTGGAACTCGTGGAATAAGATTTGGTGTCTTGAGAATGGGGATCAGTGTGTTTTGCCGAAGTGGAATACCCCCACGCACTGGATGCCGCTGCCTGGTAAGCCGGGGTGAGTAATGATGGGTGCGCAGTTTTTCGTGGAGGGCTTACAGATGAGCGGCCTTGATCCAAGTATGAAGCAGTGTCCGTTGGGTGTTCGGCTGTGGGGTATTTTGGGTTTGGCGGTATTTTGTTGGATGTTTGTGGTGTTGATTGTGTGGCTGTTGATGTGATGGCGAAGGACACGTTTAGCATAAGGATGAGTGTGGACTTGCGGCAACGCCTGGTTGCGGCGGCAGATGCGGATCGTCGCAGTGTGGGTGATTGGGTGCGGTTGTTGATAGAGCGGGAGTTGGGTGATCGAGAGGCGCTTGCGCTGGAGCGGCGCCGGATGGTGGGAGGGCTGACGGATGAGTGAGGGATTGGGTCCGAGGGCGCGGGCGGCATTGCGTCGGTTGCGTTTGGGTGCTGTGACGAAGGTTGATGGTTGGTATTTGGTAGGGACGATGGACAACGTTGGTCGGAAGACGATTGAGGAGTTGCGTGGGGTTGATGGGTTGGAGTTTGAGGGTTTGCCTGGTGTTGGAGCCAATTCGTTTGCGTGGCGGAAGGTGCGTGCTCGGTTTTGTCCGCCGGCGGAGGAGCGGTCGCCCCCGGCAGGCGACGACCGGGTGGTTGTGTTGCTGGCGGAGATACTGGCGGTTTTGCGGGATCGGTTGTGATGGGTATCGGAGGGGTTGAGATGAGCGACGTTCTTGCGGTTGATGCGGCTGGGTTTCCGACGATGGAGCCTGGTGCTGTGACGAACGAGGGGGCAGCGTCAATGGCGGGTGATATCAAGCCGCTGGATCACTGGCGCCGGTTGGGTGAGGTGGTGGCCAAGGTGGTGGCGGACCCCCCTTGGTGGAGCGATGGCTGGGTGAAGGTGGAGACGGTCCCTGCCCGCGCGCCCTTCCCGGCGCGTGCGTTGCGGGACCGTCCGTGGGACATCTCGGCGCTGGTGGAGGAGTGAAGTGATGGGCAGTCCACTGTGTTACGCTTATTTTTTATAGGGAGGTGCGGCCATGCCAGAGAAGCCAGACCACCGCGTGTCGCCGGCCGAAATTGCGAAGATCATCGAGGCTGCAGCGAAAGAACCGGGCGTCAACGACATGCTTTCCCTGCTGCGGCTGTCGCAGGAAGCAAACGAGATTGAGCAGTTTTTCAACTCACTGAGGCCAACCGAGATCATGACGCAGGCGAGCAGCACGGCGGGGTGGATACTGAAATATTCAAACAGCTACGAAGCTCAACAGGAAGACCAAAGACGCCTCGCCGCCGCCATCGAAGCGATTGAACAGGGGCCCGACAAACGATGATATACCTGCCGCCTGATGTCCCCGTGCGCTATTCGCGCAGGCTGTCAGTGTTTTTGATCGCGATGTGCGCGCTGTCGGCAGCGATCGTCGCGGCGGTGGGGAGCATCAATTAGTGAGCGCGCTGCGGCGGATCGAGGTGGTGCGGCCGCATCTGGGCGCGTACTTCATGGAGGTGTGCGCCGAAGGCGACTGCCGCGACGAGGAGCTGCTGGCGTATGCCAATGCCGAGTGGGGCGAGGGCTGGAGCCGGGTGGTGCGCGGCGTTCCCCCCGGCGCCGGCCTTGATCCGCTGCCCTGTCGGCACGATCGCCGCCGCAAGCACTTTGTCCTGGTGCGGGAAGGGGCAACCGATGGGCGCCTCTGATGTTCTGACGAGGCCGCTGCGGACACGGGAGCGGGCGGCGCTCGATGCGGCGCGGGCGGCGCTGCGCAAGATCGCGCTGCGGCCGGGTGACGTGAACGCGGCGCACATGGCTGAGGACGCGCTGGCGCGGATCGCGGTGCTGCTGGGGGAGCGCGATGAGTGAGATAAATATAAAGCGGGTGAACCTCCTGTGCGACGTGCTGGAAAAGGTGCATGCGGATCACCAGCCGTTTGCGCTGGATAGCCGGGAATGTGGCCCCGGAGCGTGGCTCGGGCGCGACCCGCGCGCCAATAAACAGGGGCTGTGGTGGGGGTCGTTTGGCAAAGGCGACCCTCCCGACGTGCATTTCAAGATATTTGCCAACGGCTACAATGGGCTGGAGGCGCTGTGTCGGTTCTTCGGCACCCGCGCCCTGTGGGATCTGCTCACGAAGTCCCCTCAACACGTGACCGCGCTGGGTCTGGCGGCGGCGATCCGCGCTGCCGTGGCCGATGAAACGGATGGGTGGCGATGATGGGCAGGCACCTGCAACTTGACACGAAGCAGATCGAGCGCATGCAGAAGCTGCGCGCACAGGGCGTGCCGATCCAGGAGCTTGCGCAGCGGTTCGGGGTGGCGAAGGACACGGTGTACAAGATGCTGAAGAAAGAGCCGGCGGAATGAGCGAGATGGTTGAGCGGGTCGCGCGGGTGATGTGGAACGCTCACGTCGGGCCAACAATTGCGTGGGATGATAATTTTTGGCGTGATTCAGATATTGAATGGCTTGAACGCGCCCGTATTGCAATCGCTGCGCTGCGGGAGCCGACCGAGGCGATGGTCGCGGCTGCCAATCAACTGAACCATCCGCGCGATGTCGAGGTCTGGCGCGCCATGATCGACGAGGCGCTCAAGGAAAATGCCGAATGACCGACTTCCTAGCGCAGGCCGAGGCGGCGCTGCAAGCCGGCAACTCCGGCCTCGCCTACCAGCTGTTGGTGCCGGCACTGCGCGACGATCCGCAGAACGCGCGCGCCTGGTACATGTACGGTGCCATCTGCGAAGGGTTCTCGGTCCACAGCCTGAAGGGCAAGCCGAAGTGGTGGGCGGCTGCTGCTGCTGCGTTATCCCGCGCCAACGCTCTGCAACCCGGCGACGCGATGACGCTGACGGCGCTCGGGTGGAACCTGCATCTGGCGGGGCGGACCGAGGCGGCAAAAGACACTCTATATAATGCAATCGCCGCTAATCCGACCTTCGGCTTGGCTCACACCAATCTCGCGCATGTGCTCTGCACACTGGGTGAGGATGCGGCGAGCCTGCGGGAGGCCCGCCTCGGGGTGCATCTCGACCCTGACAGCAACCTTACGCACCTCGCGCTCGCCTTTGCCTTATTCTTTAACGGCCAGTGGGAAGAAGGCTGGCGCGCGTTCGAGGTGCGCATCCCGCTGAAGATGCCGGAGATGGCCGGCTTCCCCTACCCGCGCTGGCGGGGCGAGCCGACCGGGACGCTGCTTCTGCGTAGCGAGCAGGGTCTCGGCGACAGTATTCAGATGCTGCGGTATCTCGATGCCGCAACCGAGCGCGCCGACCGGGTGATCTTACAGATACAGCGCGAGTTGGTGAGCATCTGTCGCGTGCACTGGCTAGGGGTCGAGGTCGAGGCAATGCCCTGCGCGCTGCCGGGGGGCGGGGTGGATGCGTGGTGTCCGCTGATGAGCCTGCCGGGGTTGGGGCTGGAGGCGGCATTCGGGCCGTACATGCCGTTCGTCTCCGGTCACCCTTTTAAAAGTAAACAAAAGTGCGTCGGCCTTGTCTGGGCCGGCGACCCGAACCACGACAACGACTTCTCCCGCAGTATCGCGCTCGCCGACATGCTGCCGCTGACCGAGGTGCCGGGAATAGAGTTCATCTCCTTGCAACTCGGCCCGCGCGGAATGGATGAGATGAACGCGCTCGGTGCGCATGGCCTCATCCGCGACATGTCGCCAGGTCTCATCGATATGCGCGAAACGCTGCGCGTGATCGAACAGCTTGACCTGCTGATCAGCGTGGACACGGCAGCGGCGCATCTCGCCGGCGCGGCAGGCTGCAGGACTTGGTTGCTGCTCAACGATCGCGGCTGCGATTGGCGGTGGATGCACGAGCGCGCCGACACGGTCTGGTATCCGAACCATCGGCTTTTCCGCCGATCTCTGAACGAGCAATGGAGCGACGTGATCGCGCGGGTGAGGGAGGAACTGACATGTTTAGCGGACTGATTGCGGCGATGGACACGCCGGAGTTCTGGGTCTTTGCGATTCCAGTTACGGGGCTTATCAGCGTTGCGGTGCTGAGCCTGGTGCATCGCTGGATCGACTGGCGGCACCCGCAGTGACCGGACCTTGGGGCAGCAAATATTGGTTTGATTCCATTCTATATCATGGAGCAGCCGCGGTAATCATCTCGGCATTTCTTTACTTTGTCGCTGGCGCTGGTCTTGTTGTAGCGGCATCTGTGGGTACTTCTGTGGGGGTCGTGACGGGGTGTGCCAATTATCTCCTTGATCGAGGCTTCAGATGACCGGACCTTTTATGCCAGCCGATCCTAATCATGCGATCTGGAAGTATCAGCATGATACGGGAACCAACATTGCGAAGGACGGCTTGCCCCCTGGGCACGGCATTCGCCACTCCAGCGATGGCGGCGCTTACATCTGTGGGAGCATTTCGTTTCAATCAGCGGGGGCGGGATTTTTCGATCCTACTCCAGTCGATTGGCAGCATTGGAACCGCTATCTCAAGGCTCACACCGTGACTGATGCGGAGCAAGATGATCTAGGAGACCTGTGGGTTGAGTGAGAAACAGTACGATCGCTGCTTTGATACGCCACGCGTGACGCTCGGCTCGATGTCGTCGCAACGCTGGCTGGACGACCCGAAGACGCTGCTGTTCACGCTGAGCCGCTACAAGCAAGTTGCCCGCCTGCTCGACGGTGTGGAGAACGTTGCCGAGATCGGCTGCGGCGACGGCTTTGCCGGGAGGCTGGTGCAGCAATCGGTCGGCTGGCTGGATCGCTACGACTGCGACGATCGGTTCTGCGCGGAAAGCGGCGCCGTGCCGTGGGACATCACGCGGGGTCCGCTCCCCGGACAAAGCTACGACGCGATCTACATGCTGGATGTGTTCGAGCACATCGCCGATAGCCACGCGGTGCTGCGCAACGTCTGCGCCTCGATCCGCCCGGATGGCCGCGCCATCATCGGCATTCCGTCGCTGGAATCGCAGCAATACGCCTCCGAGATGAGCCAGCTCGGCCACGTCTCCTGCATGACCGGGGGCGACCTGAAACGCATGATGGAAGAATACTTTAGGTGTGTTCTGGTTCTGTCTATGAATGACGAGGTGCTGCACAGCGGGTTCTTCCCGATGAGCCACTATCTCCTCAGCATCGGCATCGGAGTGCGATGATGTTTCACGTGAAACGCTATAGCCAAGGCGCCGGCAAGTTGGTGGACGGGGCGATCTGCCCGCTCCATAACCAGCAGCTTCTGTCGTGGCGGGTGCGCGTCGATGCACGGCGCCGATGAGGCGTGGCTGGCCGCGTGCGGGTGCCGGCGCTGCGTGCAGGCGAGGATGCAGACGGGCAACGAGCCGAGCCGCACCATGCCGGCGGTCTTCCGCTGCTCAATCTGCGCTGACATACGCTGCCCGCACGGGCTGGATCATCGGGCAACGTGCCTGGGAAGGATAAGGGGGTGACATGCCGCTCATTCTGGTTTGTGGAAGCCGCGACCTGAAGCAAGGCGAGATCGACGCCAAGGCGCGCGGCGGCGTCAAGCTGTCGGCGATGACCTACGCGATGCCCGACAAGCAGCAGCTCTGGGTCGTCTGGCGGTTTGATCACCTTCCGCCGTTCCGGGGCGAAAGGCTGAAGATGATCAAAGGCACGGACTACGACGATCCGCCCGAGGGGATGACCGAGATCGCCGAGCAGTTCTGGCTGGAGAACCACGAGAACTTCGAACGGTTTGTCGCCGAAGGCCATGCGGAGTGGGTGGAACTATGAAGATCAACGCCGGCTGCGGATACCAGAAAGCCGAAGGCTGGGTAAACGTCGATGCCGATCCGCGCTGCGAGCCGGATGTCGTTCTCGAAATGGATAAGGAATACTGGCACTTTACCGAATCTGACGAATCCGGCAGAGATGATTGTGTTGACGAGGTCGCCTTCAATCATTCCCTCGAACACATGGGAGAAACTACCTCAGAATATGCGTTCCTCATCCAGGAACTTTATCGCGTCTGCGCCCCCGATGCGCTCGTCCTTATCAACTGCCCCAACCCCTTCCACGAGGACTTCATCAACGACCCGACGCACGTCCGCGCCATCACGCCAGCCTCGCTCAGCTTGCTCAGCAAGAAGAACAACGCCTATTTCCGCGAGAGCGGTGCGGCCAACACCTGCCTCGCCGACATGTGGGACGTGAACTTTGAGATGGTCTCGGTCGAGCGGGTGATCGACCCGCGCTTCCCCGAACTGGTGGGTCAGTCTGCGATCTTTGAGAAGATGGCGCTGATCAACCTGAACATCGTCAAGGAATACCGGATCGTGATGAAGGCGGTGAAATGAGCCATAATATTTTTACCGGGTATGGCGGTAGCTTTACCCAATATCAAGAAGAACCGTTGCCCGACATCGCGGATGGAGAAGTCTTTGATGATGAGACGATGGCGGCTCTGACCGATTATCTTGGACATGAGCCGTGGGTCTCTCAGAATGTTACTGAAGAAGTATTTTCAATGTCTGATACAGATAAGGAGATGTGGACGCTAAGCGATTTCGAGCAAATGCTAGAGCGTGCTAAGGCGGAAGTTCCGGCGCATCTACAGGACACGGCGACAATAACTCTGTCGGCGTTTGGCGAGTATGCAAGCGCTGTACTGGGGTTTTCTTATGTCCGGCCCGAGACAAAAGAGGAGGTCAAGCTGCGCGTGGCCCGCGCGTTGCGGTATGTGAGGGACAAACAGAAACGAGATCGCCTGGCGTACGAAGAGTTGAAGCAGAAGTTTGAGCGCAAGGCGGTGAAATGAGCCTGCCCTTCTGCAAAGCCTGCAAGCACATGTACGAGCGCGACATCACGGACGGCGAGGCACAGGAAGAGTTCCGGCGCGAGATCGCTGAGCACCTGTTCAACGGCGCCAGGGAGCCAGCGTACTACTGCTGCGGCCATGACGTGGCGCGGCAGATGAACCGCCACGTCGGCTGCTACGAGATGCGCAATCTCGGCGCGCCGTGCACGCCTGACGGGTTGCTGTACGAGGCGGCGGAAGCGTGAGCAAAGCCACATTCCAGGTGCCGCTCCGCAACAAAGCGCAATGGGTCGAACGCTGCGTGCAGTCGATATTAGATCAAACCGTTGATAACATTGACGTTCTGGTATCCGACCAAGGATCGGACGACGGCAGCTACGAGATCGTCAACACCCTGTTCCTCAACTACACCGGCAAGAAATCCGCCAAACTCATCCGTTGCCCACACACCGACCTTAAAGGCATGGCTGGCCTCAATGTTCAATTTAACTGGCTCCACGACCACGCGCGCAGCGACCTGATCATCTCCTGCTCTGCCGACGACTACAATCACCCACAACGGGCCGAGAAGACGCTGGAGGCGTTCGAGAAGTTCAACCCCTCCTACATCGGCACAAAAGTCACCTACGTCGGTGCCGGCCAGAACGGCCAAAGCTCGTTCCCCGACTGCTGCTCGCGCTTTATCGCCCCAGCCGAGTGCATCAAGCATCTGATCGGCTCCAGCGCATCGAGCGCCTGGTCGCGCGACCTTTACGAAAAGTACGGGCCGCTCGGCAACATCGAATCGCAGGACATGGTGCTGCCGCTCATGGCGCTGTTCGAGCGCGGTCTATATTATATAGACATCCCCCTGCACACCTACGTGTGGAACCCGTCTCCCGATAACACGGGCGTCATGGGCCAGCAGCTCGCCGCGCAGACCGACGCCGAGAAGCTGCAACTGAACGAAACCGGCGCTTTCCACATGGTCTACAACTGGGTCAACATCATGCGCCGGTTGATGGAACACGGTCACGATGCGAGAATGAGCACCGAAGCCAAGCGCGCTCTTGAAGAGCAGATCATGACCGCTGCCAGCGGCTGGTCGCAGGGGCGGCTCGCGCTGACGATGAACCGGGTCGATCCAGTGGGGTTTAAGGTATGACCGCAATCGCTCCGCTCTCCGACGACGAGCGCACCGTGCTGATGATCGCGGTGCAGGGGCAGTACATGATCCCGATGGGCCGCTGGAAGGAACCCATACTCGCGCTGACCCGGCGCGGCTTCATGCGCAAGCTGGACGAGGTGAACTACGTGATCACGGAAGCCGGCCGCGCCGCGAGCGATACGGCGGAGGACGACGCCATCCGCGATTACCTCAAGATCGGGAGGAAGTTCGGTGGCTGAACCGCTCGTCAAGCGCGTGTACAGCTCGTACATCGATGCCATCGCCTACGACCCCGAGGCGGGCACGATGACCGTTGCGTACCAGAGCGGCAAGACATCGACGCACCCGGTCACGCCCGAGCAAGCCGACAGCATCTGGAATGCGCCGTCGATCGGACAGGCGCTGCATGCTACGATCGATGGCTATACGCAGAGAGGGAAACGTGGGAAATCTGGATGAGTTTCTGCCAAGTTCGACCGAACTTAGGACACTTCCTGGCGCTGAGAATGCGTTTACGTTACCGTTGCGGGAAGGAGATAAAATTATCGGGATTGAGGCGTGGAGAATAACAGGGCCTGGTCAGCATGGGTTCGTTATTGCGACATCCTATGGAGATGTCTATCTGCTCAAGTTTGGCGACACGGGAGAAATCGAATGTGCGGGGCCGCTAAAGTTTGAGGAATTAAGTCATGGCAAGCCCAGCTGATCTGTTCCGCGCAATGGCTGACAGGATCGAAGGCGTCAAACCCGACGAGTTCTCGGGCGCTGTGCTCATCGTCCCGCCGCTGGACGAGAACGGACAACTGGCCGGTACCATCGAGGTGCTGACCATCGAAGGCACACCCAGCGCCGAGCACTTCTGGGGTTCGCTCAAAATCCGTGTCGATACGGCGGTCGCGCAGTACATGCAGGAATTGCAACAGCGGCAGAGCGGATTGCGCATGCGATGAGCGACGGTTGGTCGCCACAGCGGGTCGATGCCTTCCGGCGCGGGTTCTGGGAGTTCGTCTCCTCCGTTTATATAAACTCCAAGGAACTCGGCGGGCACACCTGCCTCGGCGATCACGTCTACCGCGCCCAAAGCTGGTTCCTCGAATCGATCTTCGATGCGCTGCTTGAAGGTCAGCACGAAATCTACACGCTGAAATCCCGCCAACTCGGCGTCTCCACCATCAGTCGCGCGCTCTCCCTCTTCTGGCTCGGCGTGAACCCTGGCCTGCAAGGCGCCTTCGTCTTCGACACGGCGTACAACACCGCCGCCGCCCGCCGCGAGATTATCAATATCATCTCCAATCTCCCGCCATCGCTCGCCTTTCCGCGCATCCGCGACAACAATCGCGACGCGCTCATCCTGGAGAACGACTCGCAAATCCTCTTCATGGCGGCGGGCGTTAAACAAAGCCGATCCGGCGGCGGTCTGGGCCGTTCGGTCGGCCTCAACTTCTGCCATTGCTCGGAACTCTGTTCGTGGAACAACGACGAGGGGTTGACCTCTTTCCGCCAGTCCCTCTCGGAGACTTATCCCGAACGGCTCTATCTCTGGGAATCCACCGCGCGCGGGTTCAACTCCTGGCATGACCTTTGGTTAGAGGCGCAGGACGATCCAGCGAAACGGACCCTCTTCCTTGGATGGTGGTCGAAAGACAATCAGGTCATCCGAGAAGGCACGCTGGAGTTTTACAAATATGGCCAATACCAGCCGACCCCCTCCGAACTGAAGCGCATCAACGCCGTCAAGGAGCGCTATGACTGGGACATCACCGCCGAGCAATTGGCGTGGTATCGCAAGAAGTCCGACCCAACCCAGGACATGGAAGAAGGCGACGCCGAGGACTCTAACCTCATCCAGGAACAGCCCTGGACCGAGGACGAAGCCTTTCAGCAATCGGGCGCTAGCTTTTTTGATACCGAAGTCCTGACCGCCAATTCGGTTCGCATCTCCTCCGGCCCCAAACCGCAGACGTACAAGTTCATCGCCGGCATCAACAAGCTGACCGAATGCGACTTCCAGCCGTCCCGCTTCCTGCGCGAGATCGAATTGCGGATCTGGGAAGAGCCGGTGACGAGCGGCGTCTACATCGTCGCCGGCGATCCGGCGTTCGGGCACAACGAAGACAACAACAACTCCTGCGTCCAGGTGCTGCGCTGCTACGCCGACTGCATCGAGCAAGTCGCCGAGTACGCGACGGCGACGATCCGGCCGCACCAGTTCGCCTGGCTGCTCTGGGGTCTCGTCGGCTATTACGGCAAGGAACCCGACTCTACCGTGATGACCATCTGTGAGCTGAACGGACCCGGCGAGGAGGTCTGGCGGCAGTACCAGCAGACCCGGCAACTGATCCAGCAAGGCTATCTGCGCGCCGAGTTCGAGAAGAAGGGCCTCGCCAACATCACCGCCAACGCCCGCAACTACGTCTTCCAACGCTCGGATTCGATGGGGTCAGGCCATAACTATCAGTGGGTCACGTCTACCCAGCGTAAAATCCAAATCCTTGAAGCCGAGCGCGGCTACCTGAACTCGGAAACCTTTATCCCCCACTCGATCGAACTGATCGAGGAGATGCGAACGATCACCCGCGAAGGCGACACGATCGGTGCGCCGGGGAAGAAGCGCGACGACCGCTCATTCGCCGCCGCTCTCGGCATCCGTGCGTGGGACGAAAAAATGCGGCGCGGCCTTATCGCCAGCAACCGCACACGAGAGGCCGAGAAAGCCCGCCTCTCCGCCTCGATCCTTGACCAATATGCCTTGGCTAACAAATATATGATCCAGTCCTTCTTTAAGGACAAAGAGGCCATGCGGCATCAGGCTGCGACGGCGGCGCTGCGGCAGAACTGGAGAGCGGGGATAGGCTCACCGAGGCGGCAGGTCTACTCGACGCGGAGGTGGTGATGAGCGAACTAGGCACAGATCGTTGGAACCGCACCGTCAAATGCGATTGCCACGGATACGACATATCGCCCAGCTTTGCTTGGGATCGTGGTGGGAAAATTTATTGTGAGGCTGGGTTTGCCGAGTATGCGAAGACGATTCCCGCGCCAAAGCTGACGGGTCGCCCGCTGGGCTGGGGGCGCGGGATGTTTATCGCTGGTGCTGCTTCTGGGGTAACGCCAAATCGCAAAATAAAAAGACGCTAGTCGTGGGTACGTATAGGGGCTGATGATGGCAAAACCGCAGAACTATTATTGCTCCGCCTGTCGAGGAACATTCAGGTGGTTGCACCTCCTGGCAGATAAGAGCGATCTGCCGGATTTTTGTGAGTTGTGCGGCGCTCAGGTTGAAAAACCGGAGCCAATCTTTGTCCCCCAAGCGCCAGCCGTCCACGGCATGTCGGCGAAAGCCAAAGCCGCCGACGATGTGTACTACGGCATGGAAGACGCCTCCGCGCTCCGAACGCAGATGATGGCTGATGCCGCCGGCGGAACGGCGAGCGACTACGATCATACGCGGATCACGAACCTCCGCACTGGTCTCAGGGAAGGCGAAACCGCCGCCGTGCCGCCGACTTCCAACCCGGTGTCGGCCGCGATGCAGCAAACCCCGCAAGCCACCGGGCACCAGCACAACGTTACCGCACAAGCCTTTGCGGCGGCGACAACGCATGGTATTGGGGCATATGCAGGAGAGCGTGCCCGTCAAGCGATTACTTCGCAGCACCAACAGCAGGTGCAAGCCGTCGTTGGCGGCGGGAGGCTTGCCACTCACCGCTGATGCCCGATGAGAATCCCGACGACGATAAAAGACCTCGTCCCGTTTTCGACGGAAATCATTGAGGCGTGTCGCGTCAGTCGGGGTCAGCGCGAAGCCGCCTATCGGCAATATTATCAATGGTGCGAGACAGGTCGGCCCGCCGGCGGGCTAGCACTCGCCAACATGCTTTACGGCCACATCGATCGCTTAGCGTCACACCTTTTTAGCCCCAGCGGTCTGCGCTTCGCCCTCGATTTCGAGAACCGCTACCCCAAAAACATCCAGGAGCAAGGCTCCGTCGTTGCCCGCCACGTCTCCCGCGAGTGGGAACGGCATAACATCGACATGACATTCGGGCATGCTGTCAATGAGGCGCTGAAATACGGCTCGTGCTTGATCAAGCAATTGGCCGGCGTCGGCTCGGATGGCGCGTTCCATTATCGCGGCGGCAAACTCGTCCTGCCGCACCAGTTCGGGGTGCTCGACGAATCCACCAACGACTTGCACGACCAGGAAGCCTTTGTCGAAACCATCTGGCTCAACAAACACCAGGTCTGGCGCCGCATCCGAAACCTGCCGGAACCCGAAAAACTCTACAAACGCATCCTTGGTTCATCCAACAAGGACAATGCGAGCAGCCAGCCCACCAGCTTCATGCACCAGGTTTTGTCTACCGCCGTTCTGAACACCAGCCTGCAAAACATGACGCAGCCGCAACCCGGCGGCATCGTACAACTATCCAACGACCCCAACATGGCGACGCTGGGGCCGACCATTGCCATCGAACTCTTTCCGCTGCACGAACTCTGGGTCCGTGACGACATGCGCGACGGTGGGGAGGACTACACGACCATCCAGGTCATCGAGCCGGATATCCTGATCGCCCCCCGCTTCAAGCACTGCAACCTCTTTTGCAAAGACACGATCCCCTACCAACTTGTGCAACCAAATTACGTCGCCAACTACTTCTGGGGTCGCTCGGAGTTGGTCGATCTGATGATGCTCCAGAACTGGCTGACCGAACATCTCGACGACACAAAGCGGATGATGGGTATCCAAATCGACAAAATCCTCGGGTTTGAGGGGGTCGATGCGATTACCGACGAAATCTACGCGCAGATGACGCGGGTTCCTGGCACCGTGGCAGTCGGGCAAGGCTCGTCGATCAAAGACCTGACCCCGCACATGCCCGAGCAGATGCTGCCGATCATCCAGGAAATTCTCGGGTTGATGGACCGCGCCTCGGGCTTCTCCAGCATCCTTTCCGGTCAAGGCGAACCGGGTGTTAGGGCTGGAGTCCATGCCGATACGCTGCAACGCAACGCCAGCCCGCGCCTGCGCGACCGCTCACTTCTGGTCGAGCGCCAGTGCGCCGCCGCAGCTGACGCGACGCTCGCTCTCTTTCAGGCAAAAGACGCCACCGCGACATGGACGCACCCCGAGGACGAAAACAGCGTCTTTACGCTTGATCAGTTGCCCGACGATCGCCGTGTCAGCGTGGATAGCCACAGCAGCTCGCCGATCTTCCACGACGATCATACGAACCTGATTGCCTATGGCATCAAGGCTGGCATGCTGGGGCCAGAGGACGGGATCGAAGACTTGCCGTTCGAGCACAAGGACATCAAACTCGAACGCCTCAAGGAACGCGAGAAGAGGAAAGCCGAGTTGATTCAGCAGCACCCGGAGATTCTGACGCACGGTCGCGGGGGACGGCACTAGATATGGGGATAACAATGCGCTCAATCGCTTTGATCACGCTGTTGCTGCTGCCGGGTGTGGCGTTGGCGCAATCTCCGCCGCAAGGCTCATTGACGCTCAATCAGTGTAGTCAATTCCGTGCTCTGACCAAGAGCGATACAACGACGATTACGCCAACGAGAGGTCTCCAGATTGGAGATGCCGCAGCCTGCAACATCGCCGTGATAGGCGCAAAGGATAGTGCGGCAGTTACCATGAATAATGTTCAGTCCGGGCAAATCCTGCCGTTTTCCATAACCAAACTAATGTCCACCAATACGACATGTGCAGCCGTTACTGCTTGTTATTAATATGAGGAAACTCGTTTTTTACCTGTTAATGATGGCCACATTGCTTTGTGATTATGGAGATGTGTTTGCGCAAGGTATGGGCCTTGGGATGGGGATGTCCGACATGCCGGTTGTTTCGGGGAAAGCCGGCCCGCCAGCGGTGATTGGCGATCTTCTGCTAGTCGGCGGCGGAAACATTCTGCTAGTCGGCGGGGGTAATCTGCAATGCGTTGGAAGCTGCTGATCCGGCTGCTGTTTCTCGCGTCGCCGCTGCTTCTTGCAGCGCCGGCCTTTGCTCAGAGCAATGTTCCATCGCTTCCGGCGGGAACGACCCTGACCGGCACTGTGATCTACGGCGCAGAAGGTGGTACGCTGAATCGTAAATATGGCCTCGATACAACCTTTTTTGGTATCAGTGCCGGCAATATCACGCTCAATGCCGGAAGCCTCACCAATTCACTTCTTGCCGCCGGATCGTTCACCAACATTACGGGAGTCGGGACGCTCAGCAGTTTGACGATGGGTGGGACGCTTGCTTTGGGCACGAACAGCCTAACCGGCAATTTTACCGCAACGGGCGTGCCTATTATGAGCGGGTTGTCTGTCGGCACGCAGGTCAGTTGCCTGGGTCTCGATGTGACCAATCATGTTGTCTTGAATGCGGCGGCGTGCGGCACGGGTGGTGGCGGCTCGCAGGCGTTTTCGGCTATTACGTCCGCCACAAATAATCAAGCTACGATGACTGTGGGTGCTGGAGCCGCGCTGACCTTTACTTCTACGGGTACGGTCAATGCCAACCAGTTGGGTGGAGTGGCGTTGCTTGCCGGCACGCTGACCAACACGAATTTTTGTTCATATGCTTCAAGTGGGACGTTGTTGAATTGCAACACCGCCTCTACCGGCTCGGGGAATGTTGTCAGGGATACGAACGCCGTATTAACAACGCCAAATTTGGGTACGCCTGGCGCGCTCGTCGCGACGAACGCGACTGGAACGGCGGCGGGTCTGACGGCCGGCACGGCCACAGTCGCGAATGGCCTGAAAAGCGCCACAACGACGGTGTCTGTATCGAGCGCGACTGCGCCGACAGCAGGGCAGATCCTGACAGCAACGAGCGCGACGGCGGCTGATTGGGAGACGGTTTCCGGCACGGGTACGGTTACGTCTGTCGCGGCGGGTTGCGGTACCTCGACGGGCGGCAGTCCGATCACAACGACAGGAACGGTCCTCGCCGCTCTGATCAATCGATCAAACACAGCGGCAACAGATACACTCGTCGCTGGCGATTGCGGTAATTTTGTTCAGGAAAATCGCTCGTCGGCCGTGGCCGTGTCGATCGCGCAGGCCGGAACTACCGGGTTCGCGACAGGCTATTATACGACGGTCTGCAACATCAATTCCGGCGTTGCGACGATTACGCCGACTACATCGACTATTGGCGGCGCTTCAAGCTATGCCTTGGCGGCGGGGTCTGCTTTCGCTCCGCGCTGCGTCGCCTTACAGTCCGATGGCTCGAATTACAACATCGTCGATACGTCTGGCACGACGCAGACGATGAGCATTGGGTGGATCGCTGGGGTCAATCCGAACAATACGCTCATTGGGGTGCTGCCTGCGGCTGCGACGATCGTATCGATCGTCGGCAATGTCGAGGTGGCGACCGGCAGCGCGGCGACGGTGAGCGTCAATTTGGCCGCGAGCGGGGCCGCATGCAGCGCAGGGACGACTGTCCATAGCGGCTCGTTCAATGCAAACGGTACGGCAGCGACAAATCAGACCCTGACG